AAATATTAAAATTAAATAATAAAAAATATTATAAAAAGATACTTTAATAAAAAAATATAATAAAAAGCTCGATTAATAATATATATGAATGGAAAAAACATCCATCATTCTACAAAAATAGATTTTTTTATTACAATTACGGGTTTTTTATTGCAAGAACAAATCAAAAGTATTATTATGTAAGTAAGATAATTATCTAAGACAATTCTGAATAATCGGAAAACATTTCTAGAAATTAAAAGGTATAATTACATAAGTTTTACTGAAAATTTATTGGGAGTTTTTAACTAAAAATAAGAACATAAGTTCTTGCAATAGGGGGATGGTATAATTGAAGAAAGACGAGTATTTAAAGATTAATAAATATAAGTTAGAGATGATATTTAAAACAGAACCACAAAAATATGAATATATAATAAAATTAATCAATTATGAAGCTGATAATAAAAAAAATAAAAGAGTGTGAAAAGCTCTTTTATTTTTCTTCATTTATTATTTTATAGTAAGCATTATCAATAATTTTCTCTATTGCTTTTCTGTTCTCTTCATCTAAGGAATATAATTTGTGTAAAGCTTGTTCCATTTCTTTGTTTAATTGAGGATTTAAGTCTAGATTATTTTTTCCTAAAAGATAATCAATGGATACATCAAAAATTTCTGAAAATCTTAATAAATCTTCTTTAACAGGGTCTCTTTTATCTGTTTCTAGCATTGCAATTTTACTCAAAGAACAATTTAATAATTTTGCCAATTCCATTTGTGTTAAACCTTTTTGCTTTCGTAATTCTCTTAATCTATTAGAAAACATAATATCACTCCTTGTAATGTTTATACTACGATTGTATCACTGTTAGTGATACAAATAAATCTTTTTTTAAAAAACTTCACGAAAAGAGATAAAAAGTCTTGACTATATTCACTTAAAGTGATATTATTAATTTATCACAAATAGTGAAGGCGAGGTGTAACATGAAAGAGTTATCAAAGTTTAGAAAAAATTTAGGATTAACCCAGAAGCAATTAGCTGAAAGAATAGGCATATCTAAGTCTTATTATTCAAAGATAGAAGGAAATTTTAAAAAACCAGGAAGAGGATTTTTGGAGAAATTTAAAAATACATTCCCAAATGAAGATATGAACATTTTTTTTAAACAATAATATCACTTAAAGTGATGTAAGGAGGATTATAAAATGAATAACTTACAAGTAATAGAAAGAAATAACGAAAGAGTTTTAACTACACAGCAACTAGCAGATGTATATGAAACTGATGTAAATAATATACAAGCTAATTTTAACAGAAACAAAGATAGATTTAAGGAAAATATACACTATTTTTTATTGCAAGGCGAGTATCTCAAAGAGTTTAAAAACCAACCTACTAATAGTCAGTTGGTTTCAAAACATTCTAGTCAATTATATCTTTGGACTGAAAGAGGAGCAAATAGACACTGCAAAATATTGGACACTGATAAAGCTTGGGAGCAGTTTGATAACTTAGAAGAAACATATTTCAAAGTTAAGCAACATAAGCCAACTTGTATAGAAGATGTATTAATAGAAAGTTTAAAAGAAATGAAAGATTTAAGACTTCAAGTTAATCAAGCAAATAGCATTGCTTTAGAAGCAAAGACAGAGGTTGAAACAATAAAAGATGTAGTTTCATTAGACTCAAATAGTTGGAGAACAAATACACATCAACTAATTGCAAGAATAGCAAAAAAACAAGGTGGTTTTGAACATATAAATATGCTTAGAACAGAAAGTTATGAATTATTAAATAAGAGATTTGGAGTTGACCTACATAGAAGATTAATCAATAAAAGAAGAAAAATGGCAGAAGAAGGTGTATCTGAATCTAAAAGAGAGAAAGTTAACAATTTAGATGTAATACAAGATGATAAGAAGCTAATAGAGGGGTATGTGGCTATTGTAAAAGATATGGCTTTAAAATATGGAATATCAAGTGATTTAAGCAAAAATTAGGTTAAATCATAACAGTACCTTGAAAATTAAATACAGAATATTTTGAAAAGGAGTGGTTAAATTGAATAAAGAAAAAATGGCAGAATTTTATTCTTCAAAATGGAGAATAAACCTTCTTATAGACACACAAAAAGATTTAGCATATTCACTAGCTGATGTAAAAGGTAATTATCCAGCTTATCTAAGAAAAGAATATGAAAATTTAGAAGATGCATTTAATAAAGTAATTGCTGGAGAAGGCAAACTTTTATCAGAGTTATAAAAAAGTAGTTAGACATGTATCTAACTACTAAAATAAATTTACTGAATTAAGAATTGATTAAGAATCGTTTGACCTATACGCATTGCTAAATCAGGATATTTATTTAAAATATCACCAAATCTAGACAAAAAACCTTTTTTTAAAGGAATATTATTTTCAGATGTTGATTCAATTAAATCAACTATGTTTTGGGCTTCATATTTTTCTGCTTGAGTAAGGTTTTTATTAGTATCTATAAATTCTCTTAAATCAGAGAAATCAATACCATTATTTATAGTCACAGAGCCAGCATTACCAACAGCAGAGTTTTGCATATTCTGAATATTGAAAGTTTGATTTATATTTTGCGATTGATTCTTAGGTTCAAATTCTTCGAAATTTAATCCTTTGCTTGTAACATCCCATACAATTGGATATTTTGAGGCTATACAATTTCTTGAAATTAAATAATTATTTTCATTTAAGAATTTTATGGCTTTTCCAATTTCATTTAAAGATAATGATGGTAAATTTTCGTGTATTTGTTCTGTACTAAAATCAATGTGGTCGCTTTCAATAGCAAAAGGTTTTAAAAAAGAGAGTATTTTCTTTGAATTACTGTCTAACATGTGTGCACCACCTAACCATATATTTATAGGATTTATCCTACAAATATAGTATATCAAAGGAGGGAAATAATGGCAATTAATGACAACATAAATAAAATTTTAAAAGATAGAGATTTAAAAGCATGGAAATTAGCAAAAGAAATAGGCGTAGATTCAGGGAATTTATATGCAATTTTAAGAGGAGAAAATAAAAATCCAACTATAGATACATTAATAAAAATAGCTGACTATTTAGACGTTACATTAGACGAACTAGTTGGAAGATAGAAGGGGTGAGATAAAAATGAGTGTAGCATTACAATTCATAGACACAAAAGACTTAGTACAAGAGCTAATGCAAAGAGATGATACAACAGACATCATCAAGATGTTTTTAGATAGAGAAGGAATTAAAAGGATGGAGTTAATGACTATAGAAGAATTTTGTGAGTACTTGAAAATATCTGATGTAACAGCTAGAAACATGGCAAGAGAAGCCATGATAACAAAAGATTTTATTGCTTTAAAAATAGGAAGAAAGTACATGATTGATAGAATATCATTTGAAGAATTTATTATGAAAAATGCAATGAAAGATAAAGATGTAATGAAAAAAAGAAAGGGGGTGATTTAGTTGAATGTAAGAGTACTAATAGCTTATGTACAATTCTGTAAGCAATATAATAAGAATGCAAGTTTTGAAGGTCTTAAAAAATACAACAAAGGGGTAATTGTATGAGAATAATTTATAAAAACAAAGTTTACAAAGTAGAACAAGACAAAAAGTTATTTAGAATTACATACTATGATGAGCAGAAAAATAACAGGAAGTTTAATAACAATAAGAAAGTAAAAAGAAGTGTTTTAACAAGAGATATAGAGTTAGTTAACTTGTATTTACCAGTAAATTTAAAAATAAAGTAGGAGGTTTAATTGTATATGGTATTTAATTTAGAGAAGTTCAAAGTGGGAAATGCGATAAGAATAAGTTGTGAAAGATTTGGTTTTGAAATTGATTGTATTGTAGTAGTAGCAACTGAGGAGGAACTAAATTTAGCTTACTTTGATAAAGAAAGAGGCTGTATGGAGTATCAAGCATTGATACCAGAAGACCTTAGATATGATGATTATATTCTTCAAAGATTAGGTTAGGAGGAAATAAAATGGCAGCTTTAATAATGGTAGGTTTATTTGCAATATGTTTAGTAGGATTAGTACAAAATAGAGATTAAGTGAAGGGGTGTATTTAGATGGAAGCAGCTAGATTAATAGCAATAGGTCAAATCAAACAGGCTGAAAAAGAAATAAGTAGATTACAAGGAACAAGAAACAACAGTAGTTTAATGTGGTGGGAAGCTGTTAAGTTTGCAAGTGAAAATATATTACAAGGGTTGGAACATGATATAGAGCTAGAAGCATCAACTGATTTTAGGGAGTTTATGATAACACAAGAAGAACTTGAAAGAGATAGACCTATAGATGTGCAGATATAAGAAAAGAGCCTATAGCGAGGCTCAATTCAAAAATAGAAGTAAAAAATTTATTAAAATAATTATAGCATAAACGGAGGGAAATTATGAGTACTTTATATGAATTAACTACAGATTTATTAGAAATAGAAGAAGGTTTAACAGAAATAACAGGAAATGAAGCTGAAAAACTAGAGGAAATAAAAGAAATAATAAAACAAGAGATACAAAATAAAAACACTAGAATAGTGTCAGTAATAATAAATATCGATAGTGATATAAACTCTATAGATTCAGAGATTAAAAGATTACAAGAGTTAAAGAGGGTCAAAAAGAATACTATTGATAGATTAAAAAGCAATATAAAAGACTGTATGGAATTACTTGGGACTAAAAAAGTAGAAACAATTTTAGGAAACATAAGTATAAGAAAGTCAGCAGGTAGCTTAGTCATAGAAGATGAGGAAAAGATACCTGCTATATATAAAACAGTAGAGCAAGTTGTAAAAGTAGATAAAAATAGTATTAAAGACTTTATTAAAAAAGGTCATGAGGTTGAAGGTTGCAGGATTGAATATGGAACTACACTAACAATTCCAAAAGCTAAAAAAGAGGTGAATTAATATGAATAACAAGGCTTTAGAATTAGCAACATGTACCTTAGAATCAGGTCAAATACTTGATTACATGACAGTAAAGAATTACTTAGTAAGTGGAAATGGAAATGTAACAGACCAAGAAGTGCTAATGTTTATAGAATTATGTAAGGCTCAAAAATTAAATCCATTTATAAAAGAAGCATATTTAATAAAGTTTGGTAATTCACCAGCAAATATAGTAGTTGGTAAAGATGTATTTGTAAAAAGAGCAAATAAAAATCCTAACTTTGAGGGTATGAAAGCAGGAATAGTAACTGTAAATAAAAATGGAGAAATATTTGAAAGGGAGGGTAGTTTAAAGCTACCACAAGAAGAATTAATCGGTGGATGGTGTGAAGTATCAGTTAGAGGAATGAAGTTTCCTATAAAGTCTGTAGTGTCTTTAGAAGAGTATTCAAAGAGTCAAGCTACTTGGAAGCAAATGCCTTGTGTAATGATAAGAAAATGTGCTATTGTTACAGCTTTAAGAGAAGCATTCCCAGAAGATTTACAAGGATTATATGATAGTGCAGAAATAAAGACTGTACCCGATAAATTACCTCAAAAGCCTATTGAAATAGGTAAGGCAAGTCCATCACAAAAACAAGGAATACTTAAGTTAGCATCAATGAAAGGTTTGTATGATTATGAGAATAAAAAAGATACGTCAAAGCTAGAGGAATTTTGTAAAAGTAATGGATTTGATTTAAAAGAACTAAAATTTGAAGAAGTAGATGAATTAATTGAATTACTAAGTGAATATGAACCAAAAGATGATTTTATAGATGCTGAGTTTGAAGAGGTGAAAGAGGATGAAGTTGAAGTAAGAGAAGAAGCTGAAAATATAGATTGCCAAATAAGTATGGAAGATAATATGAATTTTGAATAAGTAGGTGATAGAGTGCCAATTTTCAGACAGATATATACAAATTTTTGGACTGACCCAAAGATACAAGAAGAATTTTCAGTAGAGGATAAACTATTTTATATATACTTACTAACTAACCCTCATACTACTCAAATTGGAATATATACAATAACTAAAAAACAAATAGCTTTTGAAATAGGTTGGACTTTAGAATCTACAAATGCAGTTATGGACAGATTTATTAATCACCATCAACTTATAAGTTATAATTCTGAAACTAGAGAAATAGCAATCAAGAATTGGGCTAAATATAATCTCAATAGAGCAGGAACACCAATGGAGAATTGTGTTAGAAAAGAATTAAGAGAGATTAAAGACAAGTCATTACTAATGCTAATTTATGAACATATAGAAAATAAGAAATTCAAACAGATATTTGAAGAATATTTTGATGAACTCCGTAACGGTGTACGTAACGAAACTCGTGACGAGGGGAATAACAATAACAATAACAATAACAATAATAATAACAATAACAACAACAATAAAAAGGTTACGGTGGTTGTGGATAAAATTAAATCATATTTTGATTTAGAATCTAAAGACATTGAAAAAATTGTTGATGTATTCATACATACAAATAAGGGGATTGACTATTTAGAGGAAAAATTGAGGTTGGTCAAAAATACGGAGAGTGTAAAAAGTGTTACAGGCTATTTAATTACGGCGTTAGAAAAGAATTATAAACCTATACCAAGTAGAAAAAATAAGACTAAGTTTCATAATTTTAACGAGACATTTGGACAATATACAGATGAAGAATTAAAAAACATGGCTAATAGAGGTCAACTTGAAGAAAGTAAATTCGGTTAAGTTAAGTATTCTAGGGAGTAATTATACAATATTACTTCCTAGAAGTTAAAAAACATTGGAGGTAAATAATATGAATGAATTAGTAAAAATAACGGATAAAGAAATAGCAAAATGTATAAAGTTACAAAAAGGATTTGCAAAGAAAAAAGATTACCCTCATTTTGCGCCAAAGGATGGGATTTGCTGTAGATGTGGAAGAAATATTTATCAAAACTATGAGATAAGGTTTTTTAAAGAAGCTAGAATCTCAAAAGGATATGCTAATATAGCTGGTAAAGAACTTATAACTGGATGCCCACATTGCAGTAGAACTTTCTGTGATTAAAAATACAAAAATTATTAGGGAGTTAATATAACTATTAACTTCCTAGAAGTTAAAAAATATTGGAGGTCTAAGAGTGAAATATGAGTGTGAGAAAGTGTTCTTAGAATGCGATAAGGGAAGTTTTGAGATAAATGATACAAGAGCTGAAGAAGTAACATTCGAGGGTACAGAAATAGACAATCCATTTAAACGAGTAAAATATGAAGGTAAAGCTACTTTTGAAATAGTATCTGGATGGGAGTATCTACAAAGAGAAATGTTGTGGTTTAAGATATTGCATTTATCAGCAGTTGTAGCAAAAATAATGCAATATAAAATGTTAGGTATTTCAAAATGAGGAGAGCTGAAATGTTGGGAAAGACAGGAAAAAATAATATTAGTGTTTGTTATCAATGTAGAAATGAAGATATAAGCGAAGATGCTAGATATTGTAAGATTTGTGGAATAGGGTTAAGAGTTATGGAATTAGTGAGTGTTTTTAACTTTGAAACAGAAGAAAAAGAATTTTCATTTTTAACAGGCAAAGAATGTCTTATAGATTTTGGAGATTTAAGAGAAGGCAATATGTGTAAATTATTCTTTGAAAATTCAGAATTAAGAATTATTGGAGTAGAAAATATTTATCAAGATGAAAGAGGTATATTTATTGAAGCTGGTGAGTGTAGCTATGAAATAATATTTAAAGATTTGGAGTGGTAGAATATGGCTAAAATTTGGGTAGATGCAGGAACATTTTTAGAAAAAACTATTGATATAGAAGATATGTTTGAGCTTAATTTAAGAAAAGTAAGAAAAGCAAATGAAAATAAGAAAATAAAGCTGAAACTTAATGAATCGAAATTCAAGAAAATAAGAAAAAAATCAACTAATGATACAAAAGGCAAACCTATAAAAGTTTTTAATATTGAAACTGGAGAAGTTAGAATATTTAAAAGTGCAAAGGCTGCAAGTAAATACTTAAAGATTAGTGCAGATTATGCTAGTTGTTTAGCTAGAGAAAATAGAGTAACTAGAGAAGGTTGGAAGGCGGAATATATTCAAGAGGTGTCAGATGGTATTAGCAAATGTGGAACAAGTAATTAAGTTAGCTGAAAAGATATTAAATAAGAAAAAGTGTTCTGTTAATAAAGCTATTGATATAGCTATAAAAATATTGAGTAGATATGAGTATGAGGGGATGTTGAGAAATGAAAGTACAAATGCAGTTAACTAAAGACAAGGAGTTTTTCAAAGTTTATGTAAATTCAGAAGAAGAAGAGCTGGAGAGATTGTTTTTTGAATTTGTATCACAAATGTTAGCTTATAAAAGAAAAAATAAGAAGGTTCAAGGAGATATTGAGAAATGAAATTAAAAGATATTATAAAACTTGGAGAAAAGTATTGTTATTGCCCTAACTGTGGTAATGACAAGGTAGGAAACAATGAAGGTAAATTAATAGTTGAAGAACACACATATTATAGAGAATGTTCATGTGGGTTTAATATACTGATTGATGATAGGAAGGATGAAATCTAATGAACATGTTAGCTAGTGTGATATTAGTAATAGGAAGTTTTATAGCTGGTAGAGTTTATGAGTATAGATTGAATCTAAAAGAGTGTGAAAATTGCGACAATATGGGAGGGTTTAAGAATGAGTAAAGTTATACAATGTGACTTTTGCAAGAGCATATTTGAAGAAAATAATTTAGAATGTATTGAGCTATATAAAAAGAATGTTGAAAATGAAATGATTAACATAGATAAGCATATGTGTCCAGATTGTTATGAAAAATTCGTTGGAGAGAAAGTAGAAAAGAAAATAACTAACTTTGAAAAAATAACTAGAGATAAAGAAAGTTTAAAGGATTTCTTGTTTGAATGTGATGCAGAGTGTAGTTGTTGCATTTATGCAAATAAAGATGATTGTTATCCAACTAGTTGTGTTACAGGATGCGAAAAGTGGCTTGACATGGAGGTAGAGCTATAAAAATTTGAAGTGATGAAATAAGCAAAGAAATAGAAAGATTAAAAGAATTTTTATATACAGAAAATATCTAATTAAAACAGTTTACAGGAGGAATAGATTATGGAATATAAAGAATATGAAGATTTAAAAAATAGAGTAGAAAGTTATGAGGATTTACAAGGTAGTGCAGAGTTTGCAGGGAGAGTTATAGAAAATCTTGAGGATGTAGATTGTCCTATAAGAATAGGATTTAAGTTTCCTAACAAAGAGGATTATCAAAAGATAGACCTTGATATAGCTGCTAAAGATTCAAATTCAACTTTTATAAGAACAGAGTTAGCAAAAGCATTTAAAGAGATTTTATCTAAATATGAAATGGATATGGAAAATATGTAATTAAAACAGTTTAGAGAGTTGCAAAATATCTTTTGGTATAAATTATTGTTGAAGTGTTTTGTGACTCTCAAAAATGAAAATAAGGAGGCGTTGTATTGCTTACATTTTTAGATTTATTCGCAGGGATAGGTGGCTTTAGGCTAGGGATGGAAAAAGCAGGACATAAATGTTTGGGACATTGCGAATATGATAAATTCGCAAATTTAAGTTATAATGCCATGCACAAACCGAAGGAGGATGAATGGTTTGAAAGAGATATTAGAGAAATTAGAACAGAAAATATCCCAAGAGCAGATGTCTGGTGTTTTGGATTCCCATGTCAAGACATTTCTGTTGCAGGGAAACAATTTGGATTCAGAGGAGAACGTTCAAGTTTATTTTTTACAGTTACAAAACTTATTAGAGAACTCAAAGAAGAAGATAGACCCAAGTATTTACTTATTGAAAACGTTAAAAATCTACTTAGTGTTAATGGAGGATTTGATTTCCTCAAAGTTCTCGTTGAACTGGATGAAATCGGCTATGATGCAGAGTGGCAAGTTCTTAATTCTAAAAACTTCGGAGTACCCCAAAATAGAGAACGAATATTCATTGTTGGACATTTTAGAGGACGAAGTACACGAAAAGTATTTCCTATCGAAAGAAAAAGTAGAAAAAATCTTGAGCAACTAAATAATCCAACTCATAGTACAAATAGAATTTATGATGCAGTTGGAATTGCTAGATGTATTAGAAGTCAGGCAGGAGGTGGAGGTGCTAAAACAGGTCTATACTTTATAGACTTAAATAAAAACTCTAAAGTAACAATAAATGCTAGATGCCTTAAAGCAAAATATAATGCAGGTGTGACAAATAGAAATTGTGATAATAGTGGAGTTTTAGTTAATGCAGTTTTAACGCCCGATAGGGTAAATAAAAGACAAAATGGTCGTAGAATTAAAGAAAGCGGAGAAACAATGTTCACATTGACAGCTCAAGATAAAC